CATAATTACGATAACCCTCAACATTACGAATTTTCAATTTGAAGTTGGCGCCTTCCCACAAATCGAATGGGTTAATTGGTGTTTCATCAGCAAATTCAGGATTCATAGCCTCTGTAATCTTATCAAATATTTTCTTGCCAAACTTAAACAGTTTAATTTGGCCTTCATTTGATTTATTTGCTGGATCAGAAATCACAAGAATGTTGGCAACATAAGATAGTTTACGCTTTTGCTTTCGTGCAATATCTTTGTTGGCTTCAATGCCAGAATTCCATAATGTATTGTTGTGCTCACAAACTGGACATTTTTCATTTAAAGTTGTCAAGCAATTATCAATCAACCAACCGCCAGGTCCCTGAAATCCGTGTGAGAATACACGAACCCATGGCAGAGCATCATCGCCATCGGCCTGAGGTGCAGGTAGAAAACGAACAATAGCCATACCATTACCAGCTTTATCTACTTCAGGTTGCCAAAAACGATTGTCGTCTTTAGAACCGGCTTCGCCAGATTGATTTGTTGCTTCGATTGCTTTAGTGAGTTTAGAGAGGTCAGAACGACCACGCTTTAGATTTGCAAAACTACTCATAGTATTTCCTTTCGTATAACGGAGTATAAATTAGTATAAACGTCTTATCCACAAAATCATATTATATCATTTATTTAGTAGCAAGTCAAGCTTTTTCAAAGTTTCTTTTACATCTTTGTGAAGTATGCCATGGCCGCCAGCTTGTGTGAAATACCGAATCACATCTTCTGTATCATCGATAATCACCGTTTCAGGTGTGGCATATTCAGCTTTCTTTTTACGACCTGTAACAATATTGGCTTTATAATTGATGCCGTGCTTACGCAACCATTTAATTTTTTGAGCGGTAACTTCACCATGAAATTTCTCACCGCCCGAAGAAGAAAGAATTTCAACTGGCAATTTGGTATTTCTGACCGCATTAATTATTTCGTGGCCGCCAGGAAACCAATCCAATTTCTCAAATCCTTTTTTATGAATAATGAAATCTTCCCAATCACCAGACCATTGCTTGCGATCCCGTTTTGCTAAAGATAATACGCCATAATATTCTGTAAACTTCTTTTCAAAGTCACAAATAACACCATCCATATCTAAGTAAATTTTCTTTATCATTTTTGTGTAACTTTTTTCAATATCAATTTATATTTTGTATCATCTTGTGGTAAAAATGGCATTAGTTTTCGCACCTTCATCTGAAATGTGGGCCAACGAATTGTATCGGTGATTTGTTTTGACCAACTACCCATAAAAGGAAGTATTCTAGCCATCATCGCAAAGCTTTCAATATGAATTTCCTTGCGAAATGTTTTGGTGAGAAGAACGGGATAATCACCATCAATCACTTTTAACACCATATTTGGATCATCACTTCCGTCAAATATCTCCTTGCAATCATTCTCAAAGATATACGAAAACGATTGAAGCACCTTCTGGTGACTGCGAAAATTCACTTCAGCATCTTCTGTTAACAAATCACCCACCCACAAATTGTCTTTCACCATCAGATTAGCAACAATGAATGTAATTAATTCATCTCGGTTACTAAGCTTGCGTGATAACTTATAGAAATGATATTTGTCTTTACGATTCTCAAAAGCCGTGATACTTATGTTTGTCTTGCCATTATATTTGAAGAAATCATAACTATCTTTAGCGAAATGTAGTTTGAGAGATTCGTAAAGACCGAATGCCTCATAACCTGTCATATTGGTAATCTATTCCCTTTTTCTTTCAACAGATTCAAATCAAGCGCATCATTAGCCAACTTAGATTTGAGATTGGAATTAACTAGCGATGCAGCCACTTCAATTTCTAAACCAGTTTTTTTACAATACTCTACTATGGCTTCTATGTAATTCAAATCAGTATTTGCTACCATACCATCAATAGCTCTGGCGAATTTAACCATTTCATCTTTTGTAGGCATTACTCACCACTCGCAAAAATAACTTTAGCGCCACCTAATGTTCCAGGCATTTCCATTTTAAATGGCCAATTATTTTGTGGTATTTCAGAAAAATCAAATTTATCGTCTGATTTAATATCATCATCATACGGCACAATATCTAATGTACCACGAAAATAAAATCCACAACCACGCAAAAACATTTCAAATTCATTTAACAGTTGATCTAAAGTTTCAGCTTCAAATTCTACTGTTCGTTTTGCATCGACAGAGCTAGCAAACGGCATCGCTTCTTCTTGGCATACAAAAGTAAATTTAGACATAATATAGTTCCTTTTCAATTAATCTTTACTGCGTTTAGATGTTGACTGCGGTGCTACTGGATGAGATTGTGCTGATGATGCATATGCTACACAGATAATATCATCACTCTTTGCATATGAACACCGAACAGACAAAGGATCAATCCCTTTTGCTATAGCGTTATTCATATTGCCCGCCATCAAACTACGATCATGTATGTGATACCAACCAATACAGATAGTTGCGGTCAGAAATAATAATGTAACACATATTGCTACAACATTATCTCCTTGAATTACTTTGGTTAACTTGTCCACTTTAAATCCTTTCTGATATAAAAAATGTGACGACCAATTTTAGTTAAGTATTCCATGTTTTTCCATTTTGGATTTACATAGTCGGCATGATAAAACAAGGCACCTTTTGATGGGTCTTCCAACTTGTCATAGTTGGCATACACATACACGGCCAAGTCCTTAACATCATTATACACCATTTCTGATCTGCCTGTCAAGCTTCTTGTTGTATTTTCGCAATACCAAGTAAACTGGCAAACTCCTTTAAATTTTTGTTTTACAACACCACAAATATCATCTTCAAAATGGCCTGATTTTACCCGATTTATGGTAACAAATGCTACTGCTAATTGTCCTTTCTCAGGTTCATATCCTGCCTCATAGTAAATGTTTTGGGCAAGACATTCTACTTGTGTTTTAGCATCAGATGACATAAAATTGTAATATGCTTTATATGGCAAAGTTACAATGTTTGTTACTGTAAGTGCGGTAAATCCTATAGTTAATGCAATCAAACTAATTGTGAAAAGCACAATTGCTCTTTTCATTACTTCTCCTTAAAAGTTGGAGGATGGCCGAAACCATCCTTTTCCCATCAGGTAGATTTTTTAGTTGTTATTGGTTTATCTACGGTTATGTTGGAAACGAAATTATTTAAAGTTGCTGCTTTAGCAATAACTTCTGATTCGCTGGGGAATGGTGGAAATCCTGGGTGCTTCGGCGGATCTTCACCTTTGATTTTGGCAGTATCTATTTCTACTTGCCATTGGTTGGATATTTGCTCACGTTTTCCATAATAATCATCATTAAGCATATCTCTCGCCATTTTAAGTAGCTCGAGTCGTATTTCAAAGGGTGTCATATTTGACATAGTAATTCTCCTGTGTGTTTGTTTGTGTGTTACCAGCGGTTGTGTATATGCTGGTTACTTATTTAGTAAATTTAATCCCACAATCCTCTATAATACTTACCAAATAAGCGAAAACCATTGGCCATTCTAGTTTCGTGTCTTTTTAGGCCTTCTCCATCGTATCCATTGATGAAAAACTGTTCATCTGTATCATTAACCAATTGTTCAAAGGTCCAAATCATTTCATTCATTACCCAGTCCCAGCGAGCAGAACCTAAATCTTCAAATTGTTTATCCTGGTACCAATCGAAATACAATTGATTGTCATATTCTTCATGTGTAATGCTACGGAGTTCAACAGGAACATCCTCTAAATCGACAAGATGATACCCATGATTTGTTTCTTTGAGTTGCTTGAGCATTGGCAGAATAATATATGCCAATGTATAATCCATTGACCAAGTATCCCACCTATCAATCTTTACATAATCAATTTTTGGATGAACAAAATCTAAAAACTTTAACAGAGCTTGGCAAAATGGATCTAGTATGTTTGCTAGTCTATCAATCATTGGCTCATCATAATCAATTTCACGCCAAAAGAAAACCTTCTCCAAGATTGTGTAAGGAGAAAGCCAATGATTACGGTAATTACTAAGATAAACTTTCATTGTATTTTCCCATAATTAAAACAACATTACTTCCACCAAAAGCAAAAGAGTTATTTAAACACACATCTTGTTTCTTGTCAACCACTTCTCTAGGCAAATATGTGTTTTCAGGTACTTTATCATCTTGTTCACCTAAATGCCAATTCGGTATGATTTTATCTTCTTGTAAAACGGCAATACAACCCATTGATTCAATAATACCTGAAGCACCTAGTGTGTGACCATGTAATGCTTTCGTTGATGTGATTGGTATATCTTTCAATTCATCACCAAAAACATTTTTAATAGCTTGCAATTCAACCATATCGCCGGTTGGTGTTGCAGTTCCATGAGCAGAGATAAATGTCACTTTGCGACCGTTAAGTTTATCATAAGCTTTTTGTATCGCTCTCATTTCACCTTCAATACTTGGTTTGGTCATTGATTCGGTGCCCCAAGATGTACCATAACCAAGTATCTCACAATATATCTTGGCGCCTCGAGCCTTGGCGTGTTCCAGTTCTTCTAAAAAGAATACAGCACAACCTTCTGCAACAACCACACCAGTTCTATCTTTTGAAAATGGTCTACAAGCTTTTGGTCCTTCATCTTTAGAAGAAATAGCTCGCATTCCGTGCCATGTTGTAATGCCATAATCATTTACTGACGATTCTGTTCCGCCCACAATCATTCCGTCACAATCACCACGAACAATCTTTTCATATGCTTCACCGAGAGCAAGTGTCGATGATGAACAAGCTGTGTTGTAAGTAAAATTTGGTCCGTGTATATCTTCTTTCAATGCAATAAAGCATGCAGGAGAGTTAGGACAAATATTGACCAAAGTATTTGGTCTTGATCGACCATTGTTCAAATATTCTGGAAAAGAATTCTCAATTGTATAACTGCCACAAAAGCCAACACCAAAGAAAATGCCATCAATATCTTCTTTTGTTATGCCAGCATCTTCTTTACATTTGAGATAAGAATACCAAGCAAAGCGTGATATTCTATCGGTGATTGTTTGGTCTAGAGGTGCAATCTGTGAATCAATATCAAATTCTACACGACCGAGATTTGCTTTAATGTTTTCATAGTAATGAATGCCTGAGCGGCCAGAAAACATAGCATCTTTTACTTCATCATATGATATACCGATTGGTGTAACACAACCAATCCCGGTCACAACTACTCGTCTTTTCATTTATCAGTTTTAATTAATCTAATCATTTGAGCAGGAATATCAAACTCCCACCATTTCTCTCTTTGATTCCAGAGATAACCTTTATTATGATGATTGTTATGCCAGTCGCCAAAAAATACGCCAGTAATAAAATCATTTCGTGATGAATCTTGTGTTTCGTGATTGCGATATGAAAATGGCAACTTAGTATGATTGATAATGTTAATCACGCAGTATTCAAAGAACATAAACAGACTAGCAACATTATACATCAATGCTAAACGAATGTCAATCAAAGCTAACACCATCCAAAATGCAATAACAATTAAGACATAATAATTATGTGACCTCATAATCCATGGATCACTATTCAAATTACGCATTACACTTACAGGAACATGTTTTAAATTCCAACGGAAAAATGCTACATTCCAACGACCCACTAAATCTAAATTTGTTGGATCTTTATCGGTATCAGAATACATATGATGCGTTCTGTGGGCCATAGCATAACCATACGGAGAACCAGCAGATGCTAATGGCGAAAACATGGCCATAAAAATATGCCAAAATTTATTTGTTTGAAATGACTTATGTGAAAAATAACGGTGTAAAGCGACATTATGAAAGAAATGGTTAAAGAAGAAAAACATAATAAACGCATACAGAATATAACTGTACTGAGCTGTCACCACAAAATAAATTGAACACAAAATACCAAGAACAACTTGTGTTAAAATAACCCTTTGTGAATTTTCTGAAGTTCCTCTAAATGGATGTGCCATGTTAGGTGCCTTGTTTTTTGTTAATTGCTTCCTCAAACATATTAAACAAATCACCAAGTTTTGTTGGAACATTTCCGCCAACATCTTTCACATCAAACATATCTTCAACATCAAAAATGAAGTTCATAAATTCAATTGAATCTAACTTTTCATTTATTTCAGCAAATTTATGAACATCAGTGTCTTCTGGATAATCAGTCAATTTGATTCCATATTTTGCGTAGAATAGTTCTTCAATTTTGCTTACTACTTCTTCTCTGGTCATTTTCTTTCCTTTTTTAAAGCAACAACTGCTACATAGTCACCTTCATGTGTTAGAGAAATAACATAATCTCCACTTAATTCATTATGTGTATTTACTGCAATTGGATCTTCAGCAACACATTCCACAGTAGGCGCACAAGCTACTTTAAATACTATTTTTATTTTTCTAGGGTTTATTTGCCTGCCTTCAGCTTTAGTAAGGGCTTCATAAATTGCCCATATTTTAGCTGCGGTCTTTGGACTATCTAGTTCATGGCCTAGTTTTTCACCAAGCCTTTTTAAATCAATTTTTTCAAATCTCGATATGCGTGTTAAATCAATACCAATCATAATTAAGAAGCGGGATTTCTCCCGCTTTCCTTTTTACTTCTTCTTTTCGTCTTTTTTCGCTTCAGCTTTAGGTGCATCTTTTTTAGCTTCAGCTTTTGGTGCGTCTTTCTTAGGCTCTTCTTTCTTAGCAGGTGCCTGTGCGAAAGCGGTTACTGCAAACAGCGATGCTGCGATAAGTGCTACTGACTTCATAATATCTCCTTAATTAAGAATGGTGATTGATTCTGTTGCCAAGTTCAATCACCGAAAACTCCGGTCAGCGGTTAAGCTGCCAGCGCAAAACTTTCGTCATTTGCGTTTGTTTTACTTGATTATTACGCCTTATCATGGCGATTCTCCAATTGTCTATTAGCTACGATGTCGAATCTATTTCAGGCCCATCAAAAGAACTATGGCTTAGATTATATGGATGTCCGTGATACCTTAGTCATCTTCATTATCGCACGGCGCAGGCCATAATTCTTTTGGTGGACCTGACCGGTACCGCCCCGGTGTCCAACGCATCGTTCAACAATCTTCAACGAATTCTTTACTTCTTTGCCTTATACGGTTCCATTTTTGTGCCGGCCGCAATAACGCAATAATTATTCTCATCTACTTTTTCAACCATAGTCCAACTTCTGCTCTGTGGATTCAAAAATAAAAAAGTAGGATTATATTTCTTCTTATCACCATCAACTCTGTGACCAGTAGAGGTAAGAAAAGGCAATTCACCATATTCTTTTACTGTTCCACTTATTGTCTTTAAGTCAACGCACAATGCCTCAAACAAAACAATTTCACTATCACTAGCCATAGCCAACGCAGGAATAAACAACAAAGTTGACAGTAATTTGGCGAACATCCTTTATTTATTCAGGTTGTCTTGCAAAATTTTTGTCAATTTACTATACAGGCCACTCACAACGCCATATTCATCTATTTTAAAAGTGCCTCTCGAAGCAGCGGCATCTAATAATGCTATTATAAGTTGTAGGTCATTTAAATTCAGTTCATCTGAATCTGCTGGTTGTTCAACCGCAGGTTTTTCTTCAGGAACATCTTCTCTGCCTGGTATTCTTTTTGATTTCACTTCGCCTATGCTCCCTGCTTTGTTAGCTTCATTCATTTTACATACCCTCAAAATATTTATATTGCACCATTATACTTCAAAATGTATTGTTGAAGTGGCAGAAGATAATCTGCTTTGTTCTCAATGAAAATCAACGGTGTATTTGTATCTTCTACCGCAATGGCAACCACAATTTGTTTGATTGGTTTGCCAGTTCTTTCCTCAAACATTTCAGCATATGCCGAGCATTGCATGAAATAGTTTTGAATGTATTCTTTTTCTTTTACTCTTGTTGAGGTTTTCCAATCAACAATTGACAATTCGCCTTCCCATTCAGCGATACAATCACATCGGCCAGCAATTCCTAATTTATCACTATACAAAGGTTGCTCAATGCCATATATGTCACCAATATGATTGTCGAGAAAAGGTTTCACTTTGAGAAATAACTCTTTAGTATCAGGCATCATCGTCTGCATTTTCATATCAGACATTTCATTTAAAAGATATTTCTCAACAGCATTATGTAGTTTGGTACCACGGCCAGAAGCTGCACGGGAAATACGATTAGCTTCTTGTTCACCAACTCTTTGGCGCCATTCGTAGATTGCTTTTTTATTGTAGTTAGATAAGACGGTTGTGATAGAAGGGTAGGACTTTCCTCCTGGTGTTTTATATGTCCTACCCGCCTCGGTTGTTTGAGATTCTAATTCAAAGTCCAATTCACTTAATTTCACATGATTAAAAATTTGCATTATGTTTGTTGTTTATATCCTTCGTAGATCCATGGGAAATGTTGACGAATATACCTTTCTCTATTTTTTTGTATATTTTCTTTTGACCAATCACCTAATTCATTTTCATCCACTTTTTGCATTTCTCCTCTAAAGTGTTGTTGCAAAAGTGCTGCTTTTGTTTCAATACCTTTTCGTTTTGCCATACTATCTCCTTACGGAAGGTTGACATAACAAAATTACTTCCCATATTTTTTCTTATGTAAAGAATCTACAACTCGTTTTGTTTGTACTTCTTTTATGGATCGTTTGCCGTGTTTTTCGGCGACAGCAGAGTTCTTGTGATTCTCTGCTACTTTGGAGAGAACTTCTTTGAATCCAGCAGGGACTTTATCTTTGATTGAAACGCCGCCGACAATTGCTGCGGCGGTTAGCAAGGGTTGAATGGTCGGGTTATTTTTAAGATATTCTTCACGCTCAGAAATCTTCATAAGCGCATCGAATTCTTCACCCGATTCAGTATCAATAAAACTATATGTGGGCATTATTTTTATTTATCACAGGAGAAAACCAGACAGGCACTTTTCTTTTAGTCCACTTGGCAAAATGTGCCTTCCGTTCATTATAGTATTTATGATACGAAGCCAAGGAATCACCGGCGATTTTACATTCATCAGGCATAGCTGGTGTGGGAGGATAAAAATCACCACCAGGTATTTTAGTTGGTGCAATATCCAAACAATTCAATAAACGGCTACAGGCGTGTTGTTTACCATAACGAAAAGTGTATTCTTTACACAGAAATTCCCACATTGTAAACAACCACCTGTAGTTTGCTACATTGGCACGAACCCATATACCAGATGGGTGATTCACATGAGAGGCTTTCATTAGTCTTGCTTCACGTTCATCACTTAGGCGCCAACGCTTAATTTTGCGACCATTTGCGGTCTTATCATAGTATTCGGTGCCGTCAAGCACTCGGTGTGCGGTTGACATAAGTTGTGCATATTCGATAATCATTTTTACACAATGTTTGTCAAGATGCATTTCTGCACAGGTGCGAGGATCACGATCAAGATAAAATATATTCATTACCAATTCCCATCATCAAACCAAATTCGTATCGTTAAAAATAAAAATGATATAGTATATGTTTTAGAATAGTCCCAAATTTCAGCTGATCCATAACGATAGACGGGAATCCAAGCCCAATGCCATGGATTCACCGTCATTGTAACAGATGCACCGCTATATTTGAGGTAATCAATAAAAGACATGCCTATTTACTATAATGTTCGATTTGTTTGTCTTATCTGATGGTCTATATTCACGACAAGTTAAATTCATTTTAGAGTCGGCTTGTTTTAATGCTTTAAAAATTGTTTCTTGTTTTACTGCACATTCTTCTACGGTTTTAAAAGTATCATATACAGCGTAATTGTTTGTTGAACCTAACCAAATTATGAGAACCCATTTCATTTAATTCACCAGTTCTTTTTTATCGTCAAAAATGTTAGACCACTTTTTCAATTTAAGTTTTTTCTGAGCAGCTGCCATATTGGCGGCCGACTCATCTATAATTCCATTTTCAAACATCAAATCAATCATCGCAAGTAAATCACCAACTTCTTCGGTTAATCGCTGATGGTTCGTTCTATCATTATAAACAGAATCGTAGCCAAAGCGAAAAACCTTACTAATCGCCTGTGTAACTTCAGCACATTCTTCTTGGCAGATTAGTAAGATTTGTTTTTCGCTGTTGGTCATTCTATATCCGCTTTACAATTTTAAACGGTTTATCACTCATCGGTGTAACAAACAATTTCACACCAAACTTAGCGCAGGTTTCAAACGGCACTTCTGCTTTCTTAGGCACGATGAAAAAAGAACCAGGTTTTGCCATCATAAACTTTGCTGCTTTTTCACTTACATTTAACATCTGAATCATTTAAATCTCCATAATAAAATTAGAAACGGGGCACGTTGTCTATCTCCCGACAGTCATTGTTGTTTAAGAATGAGCAGCACACTACCAGAATACTCGGTTCGGCGGGCAACTCCCCCAACTTGTACAATTAAGCTGCTTCTTGCACTTCAACGATTTCTAAATCTTCTACTGCTGCAACTGCTTCAACTTTCTTAGGTTTGGCAGGTGCTTTCTTTGCAGGTGCTTTCTTTGCAGGTGCTTTCGCAGGTTTTGCTGCAAGGTCAGCGAGTTTAGCAATTGAAGGCTTCTTAGTCGTTTGACCAGGAGTAAAGTTTGCGCTAGTAATACCAGCACGCTTCATATACTCTTTTACATCGGCGACATTGACAATCTGATATGCCGTCACTTTGCGACCATCTTTGATTGCTTTCACAACGCCGTTTGCCTGAGTTTTGATATGCCACATATAGGTCGACAAACGATACATATAAATTTCTTTGCCGAGAGTGGAATCAATCTCATCAATGGTTACGGGCTTGCCAGTTTGCAGAACAGTCAGCAATTTCTGGAAGGGCTTAAGTTTTGTTGATTTACCACGAGCCATACTGTAAAACTCCTTTATCAATTTTGGAACTGCTATTATAACACAACACGGAACAAATGTCAAGGTATCTTGCCAATGTTTACCGCCTTACATAAACGGCAAATGTTTTTGCATCTTCTTTGATACAATACGATTGCCGGGTATATGAACTGCGACCTTTTTTTGAAGGTCTAGGTCCACGGAAAAGAAACCGAATTTCTAAACCCGGTTTCAAAAACTTACGGAAATAATCCCGATTCTCTTTGGTATATTCACTCAT